ATGCTGGCACTCGCAATAACGCTCATGGTGGTATTGGGTTTTGTGCTCGTGGGTGGCTCATGACCGTACCTGATTGGACCGTCGCAATCGGAGTCATCGTTTTGATCGTCGCTGCCGCCGTGGGGATAGCTTTGTACCTGCGGAAATGAGATGGCGATTGGAAATTTTGGCGCGAACGTCTCAAACACGGCTGGGCTGAATACGACGTCCGACCGTTCGGAAGGAGCACAATTCGCGCCGCAGCCAGCCTCCAAACCGATGACCGAGACGGAGTTGCTGGCATTTTTACAGATGTGTGAGACCGCTTGTGCCGTATACGGCCGTTCTGAGGTTTCGCTGGCTCAGTCGGACGCACTGGACCGTTATTACGGTCGCGATTACGGCACTGAACGAGAGGGACGATCTCAAGCGCACACTTACGAAGTGCGTCAGCAAGTTAACTGGGCCTTACCGGCGCTCATGCGGATTTTTGACGGGTCGGACGATCTGGTTTCGATCAAATCCTCGGACACTGTTACAGTTACGGAAGACCAAGCAACCGCGATGGCGGACGGGCTAAATCATATATTCTTCAATGACAACGAAGGGTACAAACGACTATATGATTTCATCTTCGACGGTTTATTACAACGTATAGGTGTTATCCTTGTACGTCCAAAATTCCCCGAATTGCAACCCCCAGAGACGTTCGAAGGTTTAACACAGCCAGAAATACAGGCGCTGCTGCAAGCCGGTTATCGGATACTCTCGCAAACACCTTCGAACAGCCCCACGAATCCACAAAATGTCGCGAACACCGTGGACATTGTGGCTCAGAAGTCATCGCCGTTCCGTATTGAGATTGAAACAGTACCACCCGAAGAATTCCGCTGGGAGGCGACGGCGAGGTCAATACGCAAGGAACACGACTGCCGTTATCATTCACGGATCAAGCGCTGCTTCCTCAAGGATCTCCAACGCGAGTTTCCTGAAAAAGCGCTCGATTTGGAGCGCACGTCGAGCGGAAACCTGCAAATAGGTGACGCCCAAGCGCGATGGCTCGCACGTCATCAGGACGGAGCCTCGTCCGATCGGGCATTGGATTCCGACAGCTTTTATTCCCGTCGCGAGTTGTTGATTCACGAATTTGCCCGCGTAGATTACGACGGAGATGGGATCATCGAACTCCGCGAGGTCCTCCGTGTCAACCAGGTCATTTTGTACAACGAGCCGACAGACGATACGCTTTTTCATATCTGGTCCCCGGCGAGGATACCGCATACCGTAGTTGGGCTATCGCTAGCGGATGACGCCATTGAAACGCAAGGAATCAACACATCGCTCACCAGACGAGGTCTTGACTCGCTGGCGCTCTCTCTCAATCAGCGTGTGGCCTTTGATGCGACTTCCACGGATCAAGAAACAATTGATGCGCTACTTGACAATAAAATCGGCGGCATCATTGGCACGCTTGGTAACCCGGCTAACGCGCTGATGCCAATAGTCGTGCCGGATGTGTCTCAACAGGCAATGGAATGGAAGCAGCACTTCACGACCGCGCTTGAACAAAGTACGGGAATAGGCCCCAATTTCAACGGATTGGACCCAAATGCACTGGCGCCGATGCAGTCGGGGATTGCCGCAAATATTCAACAAACCGCTCAGTCAGCGCGATTGGAACTCATTGCGCGAGCTGCTGCGGATGGGTTGCAAGAGATCTTCAAGACGATCTTACGCCTTGTTGTCCGATATCAGGACCAAGTGCGACAGATCCAACGCTCAAATCAGCCGCCTTTGGTTATTGATCCCGATCAGTGGCGGGAAGACGCACAAATCACGGTCCATGCGGGCATCAGTGCGGCGAGTCGAGCGAATCAACTCGCAAACCTGATTCAGATCGCGAGCGCTCAAGAAAAGATCATGATGACGCTTGGGCCGAACAACCTGATCACCAACCTGAGCCAGTATTCCAACACCCTGTATGCCATCGTCAATGCAATGGGGATGCGCAATCCTGAGCGATTTTACAATCAGGTGAGTTTGCAGCAGGTGCAGCAAATGCAAGCACAGCAAGCGCAACAGCCACAGCAACAATCGCCGCAGCAACAAAAGGTTCAAGCCGACGCGCAAGCGCAAATGCAGAAGCAGCAAACCGATCGTATGGCAATGCAGGCCACCCAGACGAGGTTGGACGAGGAGCAACAGGCTACCATCGCACGTCAGGAACGCCAGATGGTGGCGGAGTTGCAACTAAAAAAACAGCAAATCATGGATGAATTGGAGCTCCGACGCGCCGCCATGATCGGTGAGTTGGAACTCCAGCGCGAGGTGCAATTGGCAAAAGTGCGAATGGGCGCTAATGGTACGGGTTCGTCGCCGGCTGGTTTAAGCCCCGTGCGCAACGCCGGAGTTTCGACGGGACAGATGCCGAGCGTGGATTTTGGAGGAAAGCCAGGGTGAGGAATCCCCGGCAGGAAGACGAAAGGCGGAACAAGCTCCGGAACCTTCATGAGACAGTGAAGGCGGTGGAGCCGTTGTTAAAACTCGCCAGAGAGCCGCTTTTCATGGACTGGGCAGATCGCTACGAACGAACGGCCGTAGATGCGATGGTCAATCTGCCCGCCGCCGCACACGAGGAACGCTACGCCGCCGCGATTGCTATTCGGACCGTCCGCGAGATTCGGGGTTATCTTCAAATGGAGGCAATCCGGAGCTATCAGGCCGAAAAGCAAATCGAGGCTATGAATAGAATAGGCCACGTCGGGGGAGGAACAGTGATGTAGTTTTATGCCGGACCCAAACACGGCACCGCCCACAATACCGCAGACACAGCCGTCACCGAATCCGCAGAATGATAGGCCTCTTTCCGATGCTTTCGCTCCGATCGGTGCGGACCAGTCCTTGGATATTAACCAAGGGCTTGACCTGCTCCTGTCCCGCTTGGCTTCTGATCCACGGCAGGCTGAAAGCAATCCGGATCGAATAGCCGAAGCCAATCAGCGCGCTATACAGGCGCTGCAACGTCAATCCATTCCTAACGAAGAACCGGCGCAGCAAGGCTTCGAGCGTCCTCGCGCGCCCTCGCCCGACGTCGAGGCGAAAGAAGGACAGCCGACGCCTGCCGAGGCGCCGTCCGATGATACTTTCATCGAATGGGAAGGCGATAACGGGCAGAGGCAACGTGTGCCCGTTAACGAGGCGATTCTTGCGATTCAATCGACAAAGCAGCTTCAACAACAGCTGCAACAAATGCAATCGCACGCCGCTCAAATGCCAGAGCAAATGGCCAACGCGATTATGGGAGCGGCGCAGACGAGGCGGCAATTGCTGCAAGAAGTCGAGAATTTGCAGCGTATTTATCAGCCGCAACCGCCCCCAAGGGCACTACTTGACAAAACATCGCCGCACTACGATCCTGAAAAGTATGCTGCGATGCTCGCGGATTTTGATCGCGGGCGGCAATGGCTAGGACAGGTTGAACAGGCAAAGCAGAGGCAACAGCAGACCCTAAATCAAGAGCAGTCCGCATTACATGAGGCGACGATCGCTCGCGGTCGTGCGCAGTTAATGCAAGGGATGCAAACTGGCGACGGGACTGAGGGTTGGCCTGAGCTGTTCCAAGATCCTCGGCAGCAAACATCTCTGGGTGATCTCTTACGTTGGGCGGGTTACGACCCGCAGTCCGCATTGGACACCGTGTTAGATCCCAGGGCCTACATGATAATGAAAGTGGCCGTGGAAGGGCTAGCCGCCAGACGCGCCAAGCGCGCGCCGCCAAGGCCGGTTCGATCAGCGCCCCGTCTCGTGAGAGGCGCGGGCAGAGTTCAACCCGGCGCAGATGAAACCTCCGCTGACATGGCGAGCCTTGCCAAAACTGGGTCTTACCAGACGGCCGAGGACGTGATCATGCGCATCCTCCAGAGTGAAAACAGATGACTGTCCCGACAGGTACGGTCCAGTCCTTCCCGGTCACCAGAATTCGAGAGGACTTGGCCAACGTCATAAATCTACTCGATGCTTACGAGGTGCCTTTTTATAGTTCCATCGGTAGTGCGCGTGCGGAAAATAATCACCCTGAATGGTTAGCCCACAAAGCTCCTAGTCCTGACACGACAAACGCCCAGATCGAAGGTGACGATCGTAGTAACGTCACCATCACCCAGCCGATTCGTTATAAGAATTTTACGCAGATTTTGGACAAAGTCATACAAGTGTCCGACAGCGTACAGGCTGCAAATACGGCTGGAATGAAGGAAATGGCGCGAGATCTCATGTTGAATGGGATCGCGCTAAAAACCGACATTGAGACGTTCATAACAGGAAATTATGCGTCCGTTGCCGGTGCGGCGGGCTCAGCGGCCCATCTTGCCGGTGCGGAAGCATGGATCGCTGTCAACAGCATCGGAGGTACTGGCTATGCTGCTGGAGGCTTCAATACTGGTACTGGCGTGGTTGCTATTGCGACTGACGGCACGCTTGCATCCGCGACCGAAGCTAATTTCAAGTCTGTTATCCAGACGGTATGGCAAGCGGGCGGCAAGAATCTTAATGTCTTAGTCGGCGGCGTGATGAAGCAAAAAATCTCGTCGTCGTTCACGGGAATCTCGACGAGATTTCAAAACGTTATTGGAACGGACCAGGCAAAAATCCTCGGGGCAGCTGACATTTATGTTAGCGACTTCGGGACGCACCGGATCATGCCAGACCGTTTCACGCGCACACGAACAATCCTTATCCTGGATTTTACGACCTGGGATAAGTTGTGGTTGCAGCCCCTCCAACAAAAAGACCTGGCGGTCAACGGTCACTCGGATCGGAAAATGCTGTGGTGCGAATTGACCCTTAGATGCTGGAATGAATTGGCCAACGGCAAATATGCCGATGTCCAATAAGGACAATAAGTATGCTGCGTGACCTAAGTCCCAGTCCCCCGAGGCAGGGGTTACGGAGCAGAAGGCGCCCTGTGATGTCCCCTGGACGGTGCCCACAGGGCGCCGCTTTTTAGGAGGCTACCCGCCGTGAAGGTGTTCGTCACTATCAACCCCGGATCGAGATTAACGATTAGCGAACCGGGCGACGAGTACAAAACGGCGGAGAACGGCGAGACAATCGAAGTGGCGGAGCACGTCGGCCGCTTCCTTATCGCGCGCAAGCAAGTGAAGCCCGTAGTCGAGGAACAAATGGCGAAGCCCAAACCCAAGCCCAGACCCGCGCCGCAACCCCCTAAACCACCGGCTCCGCCTCCCGAGCCTGCGGCTCATAAGCAGCGCAGAAAAAGGCGTCCTTGGTAATGACCACAAAAATGCCGTTTCGAGACTTGCCGGAATACGGGCTCAGGTCGGAGCTTGAATTCGACGACTCGGGTAACGTTCACGTCATAACGACATATGACTCGGTCAAACCACAGCTTGACCTGAACGCGGCAATGCGTTCTCACACCCCACCGAAGCCCGGTCCAGGAGAGATGGACATGCGGCTTGTAGCAAGCATCCCAGTGGGCGTGCAGTTTGAATGGGTGACGAAATATGGCGTGGAGTTGTGGCGCGAAGACCATATGCCAAAGGTTCGTAGGCTTCTTAACAGCTCTGATTACCGATATCTCAAAACGCGAGACATCATTCTCTGATGCTGAACGGGACTTACAATACCCTGAATCTGGAGATGCAAGCCTGGATGGGGCGAACGGACAGCTATCTGACGTCGCGCTTCGACACCTTTATCGGGGCGGCGGAAAATAGGCTTTTCAATGGTTACGGGGAAAAGGGAGACCCTTTATTCACCGAACCGCTCCGTTGCCAAGCGATGGAGACGACGACGCAACTTGAATTTACTGCTCCTGGCGGTACGGCGGCGCTTCCTGCGGACTTTCTTGAAGCGCGGGCGATATATGTGGATGGCACGACAGTTGGCGGCGCCTCTCCCGGCTCTGCTCAAGACAACACGACCCAACCTTCCTTTGAACCGGCTCAGAGATATTTCGAAGAAACCAAGCAAACGGCTTGGGGCGTACCGATCACATTTACCGTTGTTGGTAACACCATCAATGTCGCGGCAGCATGGCAGGGCGAACTCACCCTCGTTTATATGCAACGCCCGCCTGCCCTCACAAACGCTGCGCAGTCTAACGCGCTAAGTCTCCTTTATCCTTACGCTTGGTTCTGGGGAGTGATGATTGAAGCGCAAGAGTGGGAACGCAATACCGAAGAAATGACGCGGCACGTCATCAAACTACGCGCTCACATCGCAGGCCTCAACAATCAAGCCAGACGTGCCAAACGCGGCGCTCCTACACAACAACAAATCCGTATTGATCCTATTCATCAACCGAGTGGGTCCGTCATGTGGAACGTATGGAGGACATGAGTGGCCGATGGCGGCGAGGTTGGTCGAATAGCGTTGAAGCCTTGGAGGCCTTCGCTCAAGTCTCCTAACAGCGGCATGACCGCTGATTGCGACGGCATTTTGCCGAAACCCGACGGTTTTACATTCTGGCCCGGCCCCGTGGCCGAGACGACGGCGCTGCCCGCCGCTTCTTGCGGTGCGATAACCATTTTCGATGATGCAAGCAATCCCCAAACGTTCGGCGGAACAGGGGCCGGTTTGTACAAAGTGCAGTCAGGAAGTCCTTTGCCGACTTGGGCTACGGTGAGCGGGCCTAGCGCCCCTTATCATTGTGATCCGTCGCAGAAGTGGCAATGGGCGCAGTGGGGACAGACGATCGTTGCCGTAAACATCAACGACAATCCGCAAACGGCGGCGTTATCAGGGGGAAATTTCTCAGACCTTGCCGGGTCACCACCTAGAGCGAAACTCGTTCATGTCTACATGGATTTTATGCTGCTGGCTAACCTTTCCACAAACTCTCGTGTGCTTCAATGGTGTGCCATCAACGATAACACTACGTGGACTCCCGGCGTTAACTTGTCAGATACACAAGAGCTGGCAGACGGAGGCCCCATATATGGGCTTGCGGGAACATCGTCTGTCTATGTTCTTCAAAGCGAGTGCATCAGGCGGATGACCTTTTCGCCTGGTTCGCCCGAGACTTTCGACATCGTAAAGATAGTGTCCGATCGCGGTTGCGAAAACCCCGATTCAATAGTGGAGCTTGGAGATGCGGTATTTTTCCTTAGTCGTGATGGTTTTTGGATGCTCGACGCTTCTGGCATGCAACCCATCTCCGCCAACAAGATCGACACCTGGATCTTGGACAACATCCCACTTGCCAACAGATTTCTCACGGAAGGTATGGTCGACCCAGTCCAGCATCGAGTTTACTGGTCAGTCAAATCGGTGAACGCGCCAGCAGGTAACATCGGGCCCGACCTGATGCTTTGCTACGACTTCGTTAATAAGGAATGGACCAAGGCAACAATCACTACGCGTCATTTAATTAACTGGGTGGCTAGCGGCTACTCGCTCGACGTGCTTGGACAGTTCGGAAACCTTGACACGTTGCCGTACTCCCTTGATTCATCGTTCTGGCAGGGCAAGCGACGCGCACCCGCCATGATAGATCAGAATGGCGTGCTGAATTCGTTTAGCGGTCCTGCCTTACCGGCGCTCATCGAAGTCACGGATTTCCAGCCCATTCCCGGAAAACGGATATGGGTCAGCGGCATCACGCTCGACACTGATTGCATTGGCTGGACGTTGCAGATGGGCTCTCGCGAGCGATTTGGAGACCCTCTGAACTGGGGTTCCGTTATCACTCACGAGAGCACGGGGATGGCAGGAGCTGCTAGCAACTCCCGTTATATCAGGCCCCGCTTTCAAATGCCACAAGGAGCAACTTGGAAGATCGCTACCAGTTTCGTCCCTCAGATCAGCGGGTCGGGTGACATATGAAACCCGACCCTCGAATCATTGGCGAAGTGCTACCGATCGCGGGCATTCACGAGCCGCCGATCAGCGCTGACCTTAATGAAGTGCGTTCGACGGTACGGCAGCTTTGTCGAGGGCGAAGTAATGCGACAAGCGGGAGTTATAGGCTGCTGACCCTGAATGTCTCTCCGGCTACCACGACCACAGTCACGTTTCCTGGCCCTCCGGGCATCATAGGCCCAAATTCTTGCATAGCCCTTTGCCCTATGAGCGCTCATGCGGCCGCTGAATTACCAACGCTTTGGTTCTCCACGATTACCAAGAACTCCTTCACGGTCACGCATTCCGCAAGCACGAACACCGATCGTAAATTCCGATGGAGCATACAGGGATGAGCAGCCCCATTGTGATGGCGCAATACCTGGCTAGTCCGCCGACGCTGGTGGATGGACAATGGTCGCCGCTGTTGTGCACCAACCGCGGGTCACTCTTGACGGCGACGGGCACGCTGCTTGCGGCCGATGAGATGTCTGCCGAGGAGCTGACCGATAGGATTCTGACAGAGTGCAAGGTATTGAAGCAGCTACTGCAAAGGCGGTTGAGGTGAGCGGACCTGAGTTTCGCACGCTGTATCGGGTGGTGAAGCCGACCCTTGTGGACGGGCAATTCACGCCTTTGCAATGCACGTCTCACGGTAGCGTTTACACGGGCGGCTCGTCTGCGGTTGCTGCCCTCGACATGGATTTCGTTGGGGGTCAGGCATGGGTTAATGGCGTGCCGACGCCGATTACCTCGCTCATTTCCTGCACGCGTGCATCGCCTAATGGGTACTACACCGACGCCAGCGGGGTGCTGGTGCCCTTTGCTGCAAACACGCTGAGGATAGGGAATAACGGGTTGCTGGTGGAGGAACAGCGGGCGAACATCTGTCTTCAAAGCAATACGTTGACAAGTGGCACATGGACAAAAAACAGCTTCACTAACGTTACCACCACCACCACTGGTCCGGATAACGTGGCTGGTTCTGCAACTTTAACAAATGAAGATTCATCCAATTCCGTTCATTACCTTGTGCAGTCATTTGTAAAAGCAGCCTCGGCCCTTCCTTATGCGATATCTGTTTATGCCGCCGCAGGTCCCGGTAGAACCAGGCAGGTGGTACAAGTAGATGACGGGGTAAACGGAGCGCAGGTCGTATTTAATTTATCTAACGGGTCTGTCGGAGTTGCGCCTATAGGTCTCGGAGGAAGTCCGTTTACGTCAATTTCAGCTGCTGTTCAAAGTCAACTCGTAAATGGATTCTATAGATGTATATTACAAGCTACCACAGGAACCAGTACAACGCTTAATTTGAAAGTTCAAAACGATTCTGGATCAGGAAGTGGCGGTATAAGTAATTCGTATGTTGGAACAGTGGGGAACGGCCTTTATGTGTACGGGTTTCAAATTGAGCAAGCCGCCTTCCCGACAAGCTACATCCCAACCACGACGACAAGCCAGACACGAAATGCCGATGTCATACCGTTTAGCACGACGTCTTGGCTGAATACCTCGGCAGGGACGTTTTACGGGCAAATGACAACCCTAGCTCCAGCGTCGAGTTCCAATTCAGCAATTGTAGGCTTCGCTAGCAATGGCGCTATGGGTTTGCTCGCCGGTACAGACAATACCGATGGTATATACACTATCAGCGGTGGGGTTCTTTTAACTGCAACTGCGGGTTCCGGATTATGGTCGACAGGGGCAAAGGGAGTTTCGGCCTATGATGCAGCCGGTATAACGGCATGTATGAATAATGGCACTGTGACGACGAATGCCGTGACTTTAACAGCCCCTGATTTCGTTTCTCCGTACGTTGGGTCACGAACCAATAGTTATGTTAACGGGTATATTAAGCGTCTTACCTATTGGAACATCAAGCTCGCTCCCGCCAATCTCAAGGCCATAACAACGTGAGCACCACACCATTCCTCGCCGAATTCATGACCGCCCCGCCAACGCTGACGGATGGCATGACGTCGCCCATCCGGTGTGATGCCTATGGCACGCTGGTGGCAGCGGTCCCAGGCCAGGTTGCAGCGCTAGACATGGATTTCGTCGGTAATAATGGGTGGCTGGCAGGCACGCCGACAGCGATCAACACTATTATCTCGTGTACGCGGGCGTCTACCGGTTCATATGTGACTAAGAATGGAATATTGCAACCGGCGGTATTTGCAAATAACATTCTGAGGATGGGGGATAATGGTTTACTAATTGAAGAACAACGTGCCAATATTGTACTACAGAGTAATACGTTTTCTAATGCCGCATGGGGTAAAAACCAGTCCAGTGTTACAGCAACTTCTATGGCTGGTCCTGATAACGTAGCTGGGTCGGCAGTACATTTAACAGAAGACAGTACGGCAGCTTCCACCCACACGTTTTCTCAAAATCGAGTGGTAACAAACGCTACTGTATATACGACAAGCATAAATTTGAAAGCCGCTGAAAGAACTTGGGCATTTTTAACTGATGGTGCTGGTGTTACTGCTACGGCTTATTTCAATCTTGCCACTGGCACGCTCGGTTCAATAAGCGGAAGTGGGTCACCTTCCGCTGCTATATTCCCGTTAACGAGCGGCTGGTACAAATGCTGTCTGACATATACTGCGTTAGGAACGACTGCGAACCTGCAATTTGCTTCGACTACGAACAATGGAGTTTTTACTTATAACGGAGATGGAGCATCCGGAATTTATTGCTATGGCGGACAGTTCGAGGCAGGCGCCTTCCCGACAAGCTACATCCCAACCACGACCGCAGCCGTGACAAGAAACGCCGATGTCGTCCCATTCCTAACAACGAGCTGGTTGGATACGACGAAGGGGACGTTTTATGCGAACGCTATTCAACTTCCATCCGGAAGTCCTATATTTGCAGCAAGAATAGTAGCATCGCAGGGTAGCCGGTCCTATTTGGACGTAAACAACAATACGTCTGTAGAAACTTATACCGGAACCGTTAGCACGACAGCGAATGCCGGATCCGGCACGTGGCAGTCGCTCTCTAAGGCTGCTGCCGGATACGATGCTACCGGTCAAGCCTTATGTATGAACAATGGTACAATCG